TCAGCACCGCAGACTTAAAGCAGCACCTTAGGGTAACGCATAACGTAGAAGATGCTTTGATAGCCAGCCTGCGTGACGCTGCATGCATGTGGGTAGAGGGCTACACCAACAGCAAGCTGCACACCACTGAAGCAATAGGCTACCTGCGCGGCTTCCATCGCACAGCCTTTGCCGTGGGTCCAGTTACAACATTATCTTCTGTCAAGTATCAGAGTACCATTAGCACAGCAGAGGACGACCTTACAACTATGGCCACCAGTCAATATTATTTTGACTTGAACACGCAGCCTGCAGTGATCGCTTTTGTAGATTCTCCCAGCGTCTACGAATACAGCCACTACCCTGTGCACATTGCCTTTGAGTATGGCCATTCTACACCACCGCAGCCCATGGTGCACGCAGTTAGGCTACTGGCTGCACATCTGTATGAAAACAGACAACAGGTAACGGATCGCACTAGCTATCAGATACAGGTAGGCGTCGAGGCTTTGCTCAGTCAATACCGCAACATCTTGCAGCCATGAAGCAGGCAGGCAGGCGTGACAGATATATACAGATTGTACGGCAAGCTGAGACGCTGGACGCCTACGGCTCCACCAGCGCGAACAGCTGGACCGAATTTAAAAACCTTTGGGCTGAGCTTATGCCTAGGGGATCGCGGGCAGCCTCTGAAAGCTTGGCGGCCTTCCAATTGTTCCCGCAAGCACGCACTGTGTTTATTGTCGACCATCCAGACAAAGGCTTTTCAGGAAGCAGTGAAATGATTCTGCACACAGACAGAGTGCACTGGGAGGGCAAGCAGTACAACATCCAAGGCTTCGAAGAAATAGGCAGGAGAGACGGCCTAAGAATTTACTGCACAGAGATAGGTGATGGAATTCAGAGCTAATTGGTTAGAGCTTGACCAGCTTCTAAAAGACACAGAAAAGCTGAGCAAACTGCATGGCGCTAAGCAGGCAGAGATAAAAGAAATGAATTTGAAGGCGGCCACTAAAGGCGTGGCTGCCTACAGAAGTGCTGTACAGCAGGGTGGCAAAGTAAGAGTGCGAAGAAAGGGTCCAAGCTCACCACGCTATGAAGGCGGTAAGCGGGGACCATCTCAGGACATTATGCCCGGCACACTTAAGCGCAGCATTAAGGTGATCAAGCCAAAGAATGGCACGAATGTATGGGTGGGGCCTAAGAGCTCAGGAACCTTTCTAAAGCGAGGCTTTAGCCAGGTAAACAGATCAGACAGCTGGTTTGCTGAAATTGTAGACAAGGGGCGCAATAGGTTTGGCCCAGGTAAAAACAGGGGCTTTGCAGCTAAAGGCATGGCCCGCGCACGTAAAAAAATTCTGCCAGCCTTAATTAAATCGCATAGAAACTTTATAGAAAAACACTGGTAAATATGGAGACAGGGAAGGCTATATACTCAATTCTCACAGGCGCAAGCTTAAGCGGTGGGGCTACTGTGCACCCAGAGGTAGCACCAGAAAGCACGGATTTTCCTTTTGTGGTTTACAGCATCCAGAACATACAGCCCACGAACCAGAAAGACAGCACCAGCACCATGGACGACAGCACGCTGGAGGTGTACATAATGAGCCAGAACTATGGCCAATGCATGACGGTGGGCGCAGAATGCAGAACGGCTTTAGACCGCAACGCTGGAACTTTTAACGGGGTGGAGGTTCAAAGCATCCAATTTGAAACGGCAGAGATTGCCTACAATGAAGCACAAGAGTGCTACTATATAGAGCAGATATATAGCGTGCGCATTCTACGCGTGGGCAGTGCCCCAGCCGCTACCCTGCTGCCTCTAAATGCATCCAGCTTACAGATCAAGGAGACAGACGGCACGCCCCAGGCGTACTGTACCACACTCAAGTTCCCGGCTGGCACTTTGACTATTGACCAAAGCGGGGGCGCGGGTGCGGGCATTGCCAATTACGCCCCTGTGTGGGAATACTCAAGCTTTTCACCTGACCCCACCAAGCTACAGGGTGGAGCTGCAGCCCTAGACTTCAGCAGCCAGACACCCCAGCAGCTGCCTTTCTCAGTATCGCAGCAGACAACTGGCACCCACATAACAGCGAACACGGGCGGCATGATCAGCAGCAGCGTAGATGGGTGGCACAGGTTTACATGCTTTATCAATTTTACAAGCGACACCCACGGCCACAGCCCTCACTTCTACTTTCTGATTGATACCAGCAAACAGATTGGCGAGGCTGGGGCTATGATACCAGCCCAGCACCAGGTAGACCACCAGCCCGCACAGCTTATGCGCGTGCTGTACTTGGAAGCAGGCCAGCGGGTGGCTGTGATGGCCTACGATGAGAGTAATAAAAGTGGCAGCATCTATGTAGAAACCGCCTATCTGGAAGTGGAGCGCATTGCGTAATTGCCTATCTTGCAGAGAGATGGAACTGATAACAAACAACTGGGCATTTGTGCTTCTGGCTTTGCTGGCAGCCGCTGATGCTATTGTGTCTCTGACACCAAGCAAAAAAGATGATCAGATTGTAGGCTACCTGCGTGTGATTATTCAAACCATCTCAGGAAAGAAAAAAAAGTAAAGACATGGCAGTACTTAACGGGACATCATTTAAGATCAGCACCATTGCAACCACGGCTGTAGCTGAAGAGACAGAAGTAAGCTTTAGCTTCAGCCAAAGCACGCGCGAAGTAGTCACCAAAGACAGCAACGGCTTGCGCACTGTTCTTCCAGGCGTAACTAGCTGCAGCGGATCCTTTAGCGCGTTGCTTGATGCTGACGATTATACAGACTGGCAGACGATCGCCGCCACCATGACAGCAGCCAGCGCACGCACGCCCGCTGCTTTTGTTGTTGGGCCTGTAGGCTTCCAGATCAATGCAAATGGCGTACTCACTGAGTTGTCTTTCTCAGGAGCTACTGAGGAGAATGTAACTGTGAGCGGCAGCTTCGAGTTGAACGTTGACAGTGATCTTACTGCTGCATGATTATGACCCTAGGCGGGGAGCAGTTCCCACTGCGGGCCACCATGCTGGCTATTGAGGAAGCTCAACAGAAGGAAGGCATTAAGCTCCATGAGTTAGAAGGGCTGGTTGATACCAGTAAGATGCTTTACTACTTCGCCAAGCACGGAGCCCGAGCCGAGGGCGAGAAGTTCACGCTAACGCCAAAGGCCTGGCTGGATATGATCGATCTTAAAGATGTCACCTACCTCACCACTGTGCTGAATAGCTTATTGGGTGGAGATGACAGCGCAGAGGCTGAAGGGAAAAAAAAAGGGGAGCCATAAGCCGCTCACCTTTGAGGACATGATGCAGATAGGGCTGGGCGTTTTACGTTACAGCCCTTCTGTCTTTTATAAGCTTACCCTGCAGCAGCTAATGGCGGCCATGCGGGGAGCAGCTGAAGCTGAGGAGCGCGCCTACCAGCAGCAGTGGACGCAGACCAGATGGCTGGCCAGCTTACTGCTACAGCCCCACAGCAAGAAAAGCATAAAGCCCAGCGACCTCTGCACGTTCCCATGGGAGCAGAAAGCTGGCAAGGAGGTAAGCAGAGAGGAGAACAACCAGATGCAGTTACAAGCATTGCAGAAATACTTTAAGAATGGCACAGCGTGATCTAACTCTAAACATAGGAGCCAAAACAAAAGACCTGAACACAGCCCTGGGCAAGATGCGCAAGGATGTGCGGGCAGCCACTGGCAACGTCACAGCTATGATGAAGCAGGCAGGTACGCAGATGACTGCTGCCTTTACTGCACCTCTGGCCTTGTTTGGCGCTAACGCAGTAAAAACCTTTGCCACCTTCGAGCAAAGCATGGCGAAAGTGAAGGCTGTAAGCGGTGCAACTGGCGAGCAGTTTAGCATGCTAGAAGCCAAAGCCAGAGAGCTGGGCGCAACTACGCGCTTCACCAGCACAGAAGTGGCAGGCTTAATGCTTGAATTTAGTAAGCTGGGATTCACCACGGCAGAGATAGACCAAGTTACGGCCAGCACCCTGGCACTTGCACAGGCTACAGATTCCGATCTAAGCCAGGCCGCAAGTGTGGCAGGAGCTACCCTTCGCGGCTTTGGTTTAGAAGCAGATCAGACCAGCCGCATGGTGGACGTGATGGCCGCCAGCTTCAGCACCAGTGCGTTGGACATGGACGCTTTTAGCAATAGCATGAAGTTCTTAGCTCCTGTGGCTAAGGCTGCAGGCGTAAGCTTGGAGCAGTCTACTGCCATGCTTGCGGCTTTGGCAAATGCGGGAATTAAAGGCAGTCAAGCAGGAACTGCACTACGCCGAATCTTCACAGAGATGGCTGACACAGGCAAGCCCGCAGCTGAAGCCATTAAGCAGCTGGCAGCTGAAGGCATAGAACTAGCAGATGCAAAAGACGAGGTTGGCCGCAACGCAATGAGTGCGCTTCTTGTCTTGACCAAGAGCACGGGAGCTATTGAGCAGTTGACTGAGCAATACGAAAACAGCAACGGAGCAGCTAAGAAGATGGCTGCCATTATGGACGACACCACAGAAGGAGCTTTTAAGCGCATGAGCAGTGCGCTGGAGGCTGTGGCCATATCCTTTGGCCAGAGCTTTGCGCCTGTGGCAAACGCTGTGGCAAATGCTGTGGCTGGTATGGCTTCAGCCTTCAGTGAATTACCTGGACCCATTAGGAACGTGCTGGGCGTGCTGGGCCTTTTGACTGCAGCCGCTGGGCCGCTGCTTTTGCTTGGCCCCCAGCTTTTAGCGGCTCGCATGGCCTTTATAACTTTTAAGTCAGCGGTTATTGGCTCGCGTGTTGCCATGCTTGCACTTAATCCATTGTTCCCGTTGGTACTGGCTGGGGCTGCTGCTTTGGCTACTGGCTACCTGCTATTAAATGCTAGGACCATAAAGGCCAGCAAGGTTAACAAGCGGCTTACAGATAGGCTGAACCAAACGCGTGCAGCCTATAAGAGTTTAAGCAGTGAGATAAAAGGCAAAGCAGCCACAGAGTCCACAGAGAATCTGCAGAAGCGTCTGGCTGAACTTGACGCCCAGCAGAAAGAGAACAATACCACACTAGAAGCAGCCAATAAAGGAGCTGACATCTACGCACGCATAAATGGCGAAGCAGCCGACCAAATTAATATGGTGCGCGGCGAGGTTGCTAGAAGCACGAACGCAACAACAGAGCATAAGCAGGCAGTTGCTGCAGACGTCAAGATTCAGCAGGAGCGTGCCATAATTATGCAAGAGCTGCAGGATCGCCTAGACGCGCAAGCAGACAGCACCGAGGAAGCGACAGGCGTAACCGACCAGCTCACAGCTGCACAGGAGAGGCTGAATGCTGCCATGAAGACAGGCGAAAAGCTAGGGCTAGACCCTAACCAGCTGAACGTGGGCGGGCTACTTGAAAAGCTAGGAGAGGGAACCGACGACGGCAGCGGCGTGCAACCTTTTGCATCCATGTTTAGGCTGTCAGATGAGCAGATAGCAGAAGCTGATGAGAGCGTAAACACCACAATGCAGAACGCTGAAAAAAGACTAGAGGATTTTAAGCGCAGTATGCTGTCATTCGGTCAAACCTTAGCGGGGGGCATCCAAAATGTATTCAGCCAACTGGCAGAAGGCGGCAAAAGCTTTGGCCAGATTATGGGCGACATCTTGCAGCAGCTGCTTATTAAGCTGGCCAGTATGGTGGCAGCCTTCGCGGTGCTGACTGTGTTAACTGGTGGCAGCGTGGGCACACTGGGCAGCTTCCTAAAGCAGGGCTTTGGGATACCGGGAGCCACGCCCATGGCAGATGGGGGCATCGTCAGCGGGCCCAGCCATATTCTAGCAGGCGAGTACCCAGGCGCCAAATCAAACCCTGAAGTAATTGCGCCCCTGAGCAAATTAAAAGGGATGATGGGCAGCAGCAACCTGTCTGCAAGGGTAAGCGGCAGGGACCTTCTGTTTACTGGCAACAGGGACAGCAACCACGCCCGCAGACAATACACCAGCACTTTGATCTGATGGCGATACGATTTTACAGCGAGTTCAGCACCGAGCGCGGCAACACTTGGCGCGTTAACATCCACGACACAGAATTCAGCGGGGAAGCTGAAGAATACAGCAGCGCAGCCCCTGGTTTTGTGCTGTCCTACTTTGGCGGCAAGGATGTATTCAGCCCGTTGATGCCCAGCACATGCAGCCTGCATATGATGGTGCAAACAGATACACAGCAGGCACTGCTTACGGACTTGGCAGACTTCGCAGAAGGCAAGTTTATAATTGAGGTCCGAGAGGATCCCGACGGCACAGATTTACGGCATTGGCTGGGTATGCTGACCCCCGAAAGCGTAAGGATACCAGACCAAGCCAGGCCGTTTGCTGTAGAGCTAGAAGCCATCTGCGGGCTGGCTACCCTTAGCCGTCAGGACTATGACCCTGCTTTAATTGGCATCACCACTAGCAGCACCTTAGACCATTTGCTTACAAGCTTGGCAGGTATACCACAGCAGCGGGCCATGTTTGCCACCACAGACCCGTACCTGTTAGCTCCTGTCGATATTGAGCCTGTGACTGGTACGGCTGGCCAGACTTTTCTGGAGGACGTCAGCTTTGGAGCCGTCACCTATGACCCTGAGCTGGGACAGCGTACTGTGGGCACAGCTGAAGATATGTTAGTGCAGATATGCGTAATGTTTAATGCACGGCTTTTCATGTATCGCGGTACGTGGTTGCTTATGCCTGTGGCCAAAGTCATGAGCACAGCCAGCCTGCTGACTAATGTGCTTAGCGCAACGAAAGACGGAGCAGTGAGCAGCGGCAGTAACATTGTGACCCCTGTAAACTTTAACCAAAGCGACAGGCACAGGCTCGGCGGTGAGTTCTATTACCTGCCAGCTGTGCGGAAGATCACCAGAGAAATAGACTACTTTGGAAATACGCCCTTTGCCGGATCGCGGCAGCTGTACCCTAACCAGTTCAGAGCCATTGGCCACACGTTTACAGGGGAGCCAACATCTTTGACAATATCAGGAAGCGCGCCTACAGAAATTGCAGGAGACAACACATTAAAAGTGAGGGGCTTCTGTGCGGTAATTTTGCCATGGGATTACACCAGTAACCCAGCTTATGACCCACAGAGCAGGCTAAGCCGCTGGCGCATAGAGCTTAAAGTGCAATGCGGCAACAAATACTTAAAGCGCAACATTGCCCATGACTTTAGCACTACCAGCGTAGGCTCGGACCTGCTTTACGATCCCCCAGGCGGAGGCGTACAAGGCGCAACCATCTTTAACGCTTCAGAGCCCGACGTCTTTACATGGACTACAGATAGCGCCAGCCGCGTGCACTTTTGGACCGATGTAATGAGAAACGGACACCAAACCTTTGAGGGCGACCCGATCAGCACGCAAATAGATTGGCAGTTTTTAACCCCTACACTAGGCAGTGCGCAGGCGGCTTCCGTTACCGTAACTATGCAAGTGCGGGGATATAATGGCGTGGCCGATGCTTCCCACCCTAATGCTTACACAGCCCCCAGCTCGTTATATAACAGCAGCGTTACCCGTATGTACGGTGATATCGCTGTGTACATTGGCGACGGCTCAGATAATGGCGATGTGCTGACCTTTGGGGCTGAACTAAACAACGGAGCCACAGAGGAAATGCGGCTGCCTGTCGGTTTCTACGCAGAAGGGCCCTCTGATGACGTCTACAACTTCAGCAGCGCAGCCTTAACAGACCCTAACGGGGAGAATGTAGAAGGCTTTACCAGTCACAACACCACAGCCACCACACCCTTAGCCACTTTGCTGTGCATCGATAGACTGGAGCACTTTGGTGAGCAGCAGGAGTGCTACAAGGGAGATTTTCAGAGCGAAATAATTCTGAACCCGATTTTGAGTCCGCGCTTTTTGTCTAAAAATTGGATGATTACCAGCATGCGGCACGAGGCTGTGAGTGATCTGTATGACTTAGACCTTACAGCTGTTAAGACACTGGGCACTTTAGATCCTGATGAAGTTGACGCTGTACGGGAAAGCATTGAGCTGGTGCATAGCGTTTCTGACAGCATTACCAGCGTAACCGACAGCGTGCGCAAAGGCAGGAGGGACTTAAGCGAACAGATTGCAGACGTAGAAACTGACGTAGCCAATGTTACACGCACCAGCGGGGCAGGCGGCGGCGAGAGCAGCGTGCAGTTGAGTTATCTGGGAGACGTGAAAATTAGTGGGCCAACGGATGGCCAGGTTATAGAGTACAACAGCGCCGCAGGAAGGTGGGCGAACGTCACGCCATCATCAGGCGGCGTAAGCTATCATGACCGCTATAGCACCGAAGCCGAGAGCTTACGCAGTGGAGCTTCGGCCAATGTGGAGCTGTACTATACAGCCCGGCCAGATGGCGACGGGATAGCAGAAAGCCCAACCAGTGACAGCGGAGTGACGGACACCATAAACCGCACGCTGTACTTTTCTGATAAGTTTGAGGCTGACCCCAACACAGCTACTGACTGGACAGAATACACCACACAGCCAGCAGATAATGCCACGTTCACCACAGCTAAGGCGGCCCTGCTGCTTGGCTTAAACCAGACAGACGGCTCAGCTAACACCAGGGGCACACTGCCTGTATCGCTTAAAATTGTCCGCACTACGTCAACGCCTACAGCTACCATGCTGCTGGATGTTTACCCAGGCGCAACCATTGCCCTAAGTGTGCGCAAGCTGGATGCAGACTATACAGGCTATTGCATGAAGATTAGAAGATCAAGCGATAATGCAGAGTTAGATATTGGATTCGACAGCAGCGGGAATTTAGACACTTCAGCCATTGTATCCCATTGCTCGGGAACTATTGGTTACTGCACAGTTTGGTATGATCAAAGCTCTAACAGCAACAACGTCACACAGACTACATCCAGCCTGCAGCCAATCATCTACAACGCTGGTGCTGTGATTACTCAGAACACAATACCTGCGTTGAGTTTTGCAACAAACTTAAAGTATCTATCCTGCAGCAGCGGTATTGATATGAGCAACATAAGTGTGAGTGCTGTGTATTCTGCCATAAATGGCGGCGGGCATATTTTAGGAATGCAGACCAGCAATAATGACGGTTGGAGACTACAGGCCCACTCTACAGGAGGCCGATTAAGGGCAGGGGGCACCAATGTAAATTCAACTTTATCTAACGTCTCTATTTATACTTTGCAGACGGCATTTGCATATGGAGGTAATGGCACCACCTACATAAATCAAACAGGATCCTCTACCATTAGCGCAACAATTGGCACTACGACCTCTCTAACGTTCAGGGTAGGGACTACATATAATCCCGGGTCTTTTGCCTGGGCACAAGGCGTGCAGCAGGAAGTAATTGTGTGGCCTTCCAGCTCAGTAGATATAAGCGACAGAACAGGCGTAGAGTCCAACGTGAATTCTTACTTCAGCGTATTCTCATGAGCATAGTATACTTACCTGTGCAGGCTAGATTAAATCTAACCAGCAGCCAAAGAGCCGAAGGCATTAGCACAGAGCTGTACCACTTGGAACTGCCAAAGCATTTGCATAAGCCAGGCAGGACCACAACAAAAATGCTGCAAGTCATTGAGCACCCAAGTACAGGCCAATTTGCCTGCGTAGCGTTTACAGATATGGCTATAAAGGTGCACCCAGAGAGAGACGTTACTGCATTAGTGGCTTTATTCCCGCAGCTAACAGCTGAAGAGCGGGCTGGCATGACGTATTACATAGCTACAAGCCCAGTGGTTTATATGCAGTACTTAATGCCGAGCGATGCGGAGCAATTGACAGAGGAAGAAGCACAGGCCGCTGGATGGCTGCCAGAAGAATGAGAGATATAACGCACATCATCCTGCATTGCACGGCCACACCTTATGGCCGTGAAGTGGATATCGATGAAGTTAGGAGTTGGCATGTACAGGGGCGTAATTGGTCAGATGTGGGCTACCATTATTTAATTCAGCTTGATGGTCATTTGCAAAAAGGGCGCGATCTGCAAACTGTAGGAGCCCACACTAAAGGTCACAACCTCTACAGCATTGGCGTGGCATATGTGGGGGGCTTAGATGAAGCAGGCGAGCCAGCGGACACCATGACGTGCGAACAGGAAGAAACGTTTGAGCACTTGACCTTCGCTTTGCAGCTGGCGCTCGTGAAGCCTTTGCAAGTGGCAGGACACAATGAGTACAGCAGCAAGGCGTGCCCAGGCTTCAGCGTAAAAAAAAAATGGCCCAAGCTTTAGCTATAGCCTACAGCCAAAAAAAAAGAGAGGGCCAAAGCCCCCCCCCTGTTTTTAAATGCTCTCAGCCCCATGTCTGAAGCTATAAGCTAAGCGAAGGTAGAATAAAAAATGATGCCAGACAACGTTCAGGGATGGATAGCCACTAACGTGGCTTTTTTAGGGGTAGAAATTGCACGCCATGCGGATGTGCTAGACTGGGGGCTAACGGCTGCAGGTAGTGCGACTTTGATAATTTATAACCTGATCAAAATCTATAAGCTTTTGAGATATGAACAGGGCAAAAGTTCAAAACCCAAAAAAAAGCGCAGGGAATAAACCTAAAAGGCTGCTGAACTTGCGACAAAATCAAACCAAAAAAAAATGAGCAAGTACGCACTCAGCGAAAGCTTTACCGCAAAGGAGGAAAAAACCCCTATTCTGCGATTTCCAGCAGGCAGCACGCGCTTTCGGATTATCTCTGACAATTTTGTTGAATGCAAAAGCCTGTTCTGCAAGACTGCCGACGGCAAAGGCTACAGCAAGATCTGGGAAGCCCGCGACGAACAGCCAGACCTGCCAGCAGGCCACGAATATGAAAAGGGCCGAAACCCTAAGCGCGTGGTTATGTTTAAGGCGATCACCGAGGAGGAGCCAACTAAAGGACAGCTTCTGTGTGCCAACATGAGCACCACAGAGCAAATCCTAGAAGAAGCCAATGAGCATGACGGCCTTACAGTGAGCTGGATGACAGCCAAGCGCACAGGCAGCGGCATGCAGACAGCCTACCGCATTAAAAGCGACGCCCCCACAGCTTACAAAAGCGAATGGATGGAGATCAGCGAGGCTTTGGACTTTAGCGAGGCAATGGCATGAGCGTATTACAAACCAACGAGCTGGGCCTAATGACTGAAGCCCTGACGTCCTTTGTGCTGGCCTTTGAATCCACCAGTGACGAAAAGCGCAAGCACCACATGCAGAAGCGCATGAGCGGCTGCTATGACCAAGCCCTGCACAATGCAAAAAAGGCAGAGCAGCAGGCGAGGGCAGCCAATGCCGTACACAACAGCTTCCAGGTGGAGCAGTACGGCCTAGAAGCTCAAAAGTGGCGCACTATTGCAGGCGCTGTGCTTCATGTAATGGAACTCGTGCAGCATGACTGAGGTAAGCGTAAAAGATAAACGCTACACCCAAGAACAAGCTGAAGCTATCAGCAGGGCCCGCTCAGAGCGGTGGGCCCTGTGCGCTCACTTGGCAAAGCATCCACTTGATCACAGGTGCTGGCTAAGAAAGCGACAGCTAGACAAAGAACTGCTTAATCTTACAGGACATGACATTTACAGAACTGGATAAAAATCAGCACAGCGATTACTTCCATGACTGCACGAAGAACTTAAACAACAGCTTAGCCCATTGGATTAGTTTCGCAGCCATTTACTGGGATGTGGATTTGACAGAGACGGAAGCCAGGCAACAGCGGGCACGCTGCCGAGCTGATGAAGACAGGGCTGATAGGTATCACACAGGACTGCGCAATGATGGGCCGTGGTTTTGAAAAGCGAATGGCTAAGCTGACGGGCAGCAATAGGCGCAGGCTGGCTACGCTTTACCACTATTTTGTGAAGGACCATAATAAATGGGGCGCAAAAGGCTGCATCCGTGAGAGCATGCTGAACAGCTGGATGGGTTCAGATTTGCGCTGGGGTCATTTAGAATGGAGACAGCGCAACCCATACATGAATAATGAAGAAATGCTGCAGGCTATGGTTATTATCTATAACAAGCAGCAAGGTTGCACGCACTATACTGCACGCATGGTGTACGACAAGACAGAAGAGGGCAAACCAGGGCAGCAGATGAAATTAAGATGATCAACAGCAAAGACAAGGGAAAACGCTTTGAACGGTGGTGCTGTAAGTGGTGGCATAGTATCACAGGCAGGGAGGTAGAGCGCACGGCAGCCGTAGCCCCCCAGCTAGACAATGCAGGCATTGACCTGATCGGCACAGGCCTGTGGGTAGTTCAGTGCAAAGCTGTAGAGCGCAGCATGGATCACCACACAATACTGGACCGCATGCCCTTGGATGCGGGAATTAATGTAGTGCTGCATAAGCGCAAGAACCGAGGCACAGTCGTAAGCATGAGGCTGGATGACTTCGCTTGGGTAGTGACGAAATTAGAGCAGCATGGATCTAGGGCCCTGCCTTCTGCTAACTGAGGGCCAAGCCTTAGCCTTTGGGGTATGGTGTGAGCTACCCAATGGCATGCTGTGCCGCATATACCCACCGAGCCAACGCGGTGCTGCTGTAGCTAAGCACAGGGCTATTTGCAAAGCAGCGGGCTCATTAGATGTACAACTAACCAGCACGGCCAGCCTGTGCTTAATTACTATCACCCATGCCATGGATGCCTGAGAAGCCAAAGAAAGAGAGACAGACAAGAAGGGCCCGCTGGCATGGGTACGGCACTACGCGCTGGCGTAAGATGCGCAAGCTTATGCTAGCAGTTGAACCGCTATGCAGAGAATGTAAAAGTATTGCTACTGTGCTAGACCACATCCAGCCAGTGCGTGATGGCGGTGATGCATGGCAGGCATCCAATCTGCAGCCGCTATGCTCCACGTGTCACAACAGCAAGAGCGGCAGAGAGTCACACACAGCCCGCACCTATGGCCGGAACGTACGCTGAAGGGGGAAGGGGGTTAGAAAACCTGTGCCGTTTTGCTGAGCATCGCCGGTACTTCTCTCTGTTGTTTCGGCCCTTTTGAACTGAGTCCCCTAAGCACCTAACCCCTTGATAATATGAACGTTGCAATGAACAAGACGCTAAAGAACACCAACGATCCGTGGGACTTTAGCACACTCAACGATGCAGTCCTAGCTTTGAAAATGGAGCAAGCGCAGGACCAGCTGGCCAACTGGAGAAAGAGAGATGGCTGGCTAGCTAGAGAGATCGCCCTGTACATTGATGCCTTGAAACAGGAACAGCAAAACAGAGAGAATGCAGACGATTGAAGACGAATTGACGGACGACTACACAGCAGAGCACGGCCCCGAGGGTTTGACCTACAGAGCAAAGCAGCTGATTAAGACGCTGGCCAGCATGATTGAGGATGAGGAAAAGCTGGAGGCTGTTTGCAAGGAGCACGGCAGCAGCTACAGCACCACAGGCGACAAAGGCCAGGAGGTGCACAAGCACAGGCCTGAGCATGTGGAGCTAATGAAGGTCCGGCAGATGAAGCTGCAATACGTTAAGCAGCTGGGCCTAGGCGTCGGCAAGGAGGTCACCACCTGGTAATAATTGCGTCCCTGTAATGTTTGACCAAGCCAAAGCCGACCACGCTATTAACTGGATAGAGACCTACTGCAGCCATGTGAAGGGTGAGCTAGGCGGCCAGCCCTTTATCTTGGAAGAATGGCAAAAGCGCGACATCATCGGCAAAATCTTTGGCACCCTGCGGGAAGACGGCACCAGGCAGTACCGCACGATCTACATTGAGCTGCCAAGGAAAAACGGCAAAACCAACCTAGCCAGCGCCATTGCCCTCTATATGCTATGCGCTGAGGGTGAGCCAGGGGCTGAAGTAGTGAGCGCGGCAGCTGATCGCAATCAAGCCCGCATCTGCTTTGAGCTAGCCCAGAACATGGTGCGCAACAATGCAACCCTAAGCCGCCGCTGTAAGGTGCTACAGCATGGCATACAGTACCGGGAGAACGTCTATAAGGCTATCAGCGCAGAAGCTGGGACAAAGCACGGGTTCAACTGTTCAGCCGTAGTCTATGACGAAATCCACGCAGCCAAAAACAGGGAGCTTTGGGACGTCCTAAGCACTTCAGTAGCTAGCAGGCGGCAGCCCTTGGTGATTGCAATCACCACTGCAGGCCATGACATGAATAGCATCTGCAGGGAGCTGCACGACTACGCTATCAAAGTACAGAATGGAGAGGTGGAAGACCCCAGCTTTCTGCCTGTAGTCTATGCAGCCGACAGATCCGACGACTGGAGACTAGAAAGCACATGGCGCAAAGCCAACCCCGGCTTCGGTACAATCTGCAAGGCTGACTACTTCAGGCAGGAGGTGCTGAAGTGCCAGGCTAACCCTAGGCTGATTAATACTTTTCTGCGTTTGCACCTTAATATCTGGACGCATGCTGAAATAAGGTGGGTCACAGATGAGGAGTTCATGCGCGGCAGC